TGCAATAGGTTGCGAGTATGTTTCACCTGGTCTTGTTAATATCTGTGCTATCTTTGCCATAATTATATATCAAGTAATTCAAACGGTGATTTTTGTTGTTTAAAATCTTGTTCTGTTTCTAAAAAATCTTTTGGAACTAAATCCAGATTTAATCCATATAAACTTGATCCTATCTTTGCACTATCTCTTATAGCACTAGGATCTTTACCCATGTTAAATTGTTTTTGTGCAAAGTTATAATAGTCTTCTAATGCCTCTAATTGCTCATTACCCCCATAAAGCATACCAGGCGCTGCCCCTAATTTTTCCATGTCTTGTTTTGTATAATTTTTAGCTAGTGTAGTGTCGTAACCAGTTGCATCTTTTATGTTTTGTTGAACTGTACCAAGATCCTCTGAGCCAATTGTTTTATTAAAATCAATAAAATTATTTGCAACATTAGTATTAGTAATGCCTAAATCATTTTCTTCGGCATCAAACATTGTTCCTTCTTTTACAGGACCAAAAGTAGGATTATTTATTGTTCTCATTTTATTCGTAGTACCTATTAAACTGTCATCTAAAGGCCCGTCATAACCTAACTTTGCTAAATTCTCTAAAGTCATTGCAGTAAAAGGTGCTTTTCTTCCCATGATGTCCGCAATTCTATTTTGATTAATTCTGTTTTGTCTCTCTAGTTCAAATTGTGCTTGAGTTTTTGGAGTCCCGTCAAAATTATATCCTCTAAATCGTTGAAAAAAATTTCCTAAACCTTTAGTTATATTTACAATAGGGGAAAACCTACTAATGCCTTTAATTGAATCTATTATTTTTTCTCTAAGAGTTTGCGGACTGTCTCCACCACTTTTACTTGTAAAGCCAGGACCTGTAAGTCCCATGTCTGCCATCATTCTAGCAACATCGTCTTCTTGATCATCTCCTGCTGAAGACGTGTCTCCAGAAAATCCACCGCCAGGGTTTGATACATCTCCTGTGTCTTCTTCATCTTCTGTAAAACTTGGTATGCCCATATTAGTCAGTCTGCCTGACCCACCCATAGCTTTTAATATACCCGCTTCTTTTGGATTAATATAAGCAAGAAACTCTCCATCAGGAGCCATCATTTGAGCATCATTTAATGATACTCCACCCTCTGCTAATAACTGTCGTGCTATTTGTGCTCTTGTTATACCCATTATCTTCTACCGTCCGGTTGTATGTCTAATCTAAACGTGCCTAACTTCCAATCTTGATTAGTGCTTGTGTTTTCTACTTTAAGTGCAATTGCTCTAGCTCTTGCCCTAGTATCTACCTTATCTGTTGATGAGGTAACTGTAAAGGGCCCTAATGGAGAACTAGCAGCTGTGTTGTTAGAATAATTCTTTAAATTTAATGTTACCTGTGTATTTCCTGTTTGTGATATAAAGTCAGGTATAAATCTTCTTATCTTCATAATAAACTCACCATCTCCTCTAAGGGTTACACCTTGTCTTTGATCTTGTGTAATATCAAAATCACCTGATGTTATTGTTCCTGTTATAGCAGTTACTGTGCCACCCTTAACTTGATCTGTCCCTGTTTCGTGTTGATAGTATGTTGATACTCCGTCTGTGTTTCCTTGCACGTAGGTTGCTGAACTAGATCCCTCAACACCATCAGCATCGTAAGATAATGCATGAGGATTACCAAACACTGCAGAATCTGCCCAAGCCGTTCTAGCTAAACTTCCAACAGTCCACACAGGTCTTTGTGGTGTTGAATCAAAGTAATTATAAGATACCATTCTATTTACAACAGAAGAACTTGATGTTGGATAGAACCACATAATTTCACCAAACAAGTTGTTAAGTCCTGCAGATATCATTTGATTACCAGAATCTAAATTAATGTCATCATAAACATAGTCTTCTACTAAACACGGTAATGATTGAAGTGCACCAGAGTATTTAAAGAAACCGTTTTCAGATAACCAGTATGCTGCACCGTCTACTTCAACAACTGCATTCTTACCAGCTAGTCCACAGTTTGTACCAGCTTGTGTAAACGCAAATGTAAATGGTTGACCAACAAAACGCATTAAGAATAATGCTGTGTCTGTGTAAACATAGATTGCATCTCTACCTCTAATAGCGCCCATGATCCGTGATCCGTCGGCCAGTCTCTGTGTACCAGCGTCATTGGTTGCTGTAGGTGTATAAGTGTTTATATCCTCAACAGAAGAGAATCTAATAAACATATCATCTTGTGTAGACTTTGTACCAATCGTTGTCTCTGTACCAAAGAACACTAAGTGTCTGTCCGGTGTGGATACGAGCACGTGTCTTGATGCAGTTGGTGCACCCGATATAATTGTGGCTCTTGTAGATGTCGCATCAGTTGCTGCAGAGTTCCATTCAAAACATTCACCATCCGTAATTAAACAAATAGCTTTGTCACCAAAGTTATCTAGTGACCACATACCAGGATCAACAATTAAGTCACCTGATGCTGCTTCACCCCATGCTACGTAACTAGAAGAACTTGTAACAGTTGCTCCACCTGAGTGTGATGCTGCTGTGGTATTTCTTACTCCTCGTGTTACTCCAGATAAAACATTAGATGTAATTCCTGTGTAAGATATTTCTTCTGTACCTATTTGTATGTAGTTAGTTCCTGATGATGGAAACTGTGATGCGTCTGTTAATGTAATACTTGTTGCACTATCTGTAATACCTGAAGCTAAAGTTGTAGTAAATGCTCCTACTTCTTGTCCACCCCAAGTTCCAAGAGACCAACCAAAACCTTGTGACTGCACATCGGGTCCTATGTGATAATAGTGTCTAACTCTAATACCACCTGATTCTGAAGCTCCTGATCCAGATTCGTTTGATGGCATTGTGATAGTAAGCGTGTTTGATGAAGGCACTGTTGTGACCATAAATCTTATGTCATCAAAGTTTGCTGCTGCATAATCTGAATTTGTAATAGCTGTAAAATTGTCTAATAAAATAATATCGCCAGCTTCTATACCGTGATCAGTAGAAAAATTTATAGTGACAACAGCTGATCCGTTAGTTGTGCTAAATGCGTTTGTAAGTGTAGTTGTAGATTTAATAGGATGGATGTCGTAGAACACACCACCTGAGTATGCGTATAAAATTCTGTTTGTTCCTATAATAGAATATTTTTGACCAGAACTATTTGTAAATTGATGTAAACCTCTGGCTGCACCTGTTACATTATCAGCACCTAGTTGTTTCCAACCACCTATTTTTTCAGGTGTGCCGTATCTGAACCTAACATTATCACAATCTATCCACTGGCTTTCCGCACCAGTAGAAGTGATCTGTTTGTTTATTCCAGGTAAAAAACCAATCTTTTGTAGCATAGATCTCCAGATTATAATAGATTGCGTTGATGTTCAACGTTATTTGACTATTCCTAGCATAGGTCTTTTATCATATAAATTGGACTTTGCAAACTGTCCATCTGCATGATTATAGTGCAAAAACACTTGACCACACAACCTGCCTGTAAAAGGTTCTCTCCAGTGCTCTAATTCACAACCAGAATAAATAAGCATATCACCAGGTTTTAGGTTAACTTCTATACCTTTGGGTGCACCGGGCTTATGTATGTTCCTATACTCGTCTACGACGTTGTCAGACCCCGTAGGATCGATAAATATGGGCCATGCATCTCCACCTAAGTTTAGTGTAGTTGATATTTCACAGCTTGGCCTGTCTTTGTGTCTTTTTAGTACATTACCGTTTTTATAAAGTCTTGTGTATGAGTATGTTGGTACTAACTTAAGTCCTGTCTTCTTCTGCATTACAGCTATAGTTTTAACGAGTAATGTTTCCATTAATCTATCACTATATTTAGCGTAAGAGTTTGGAACTTGTGGATCATTAAAGTCACCAACAAGTTTATTACCGGCATGAGTCACACCATTATTCAACATCCAGTTATCCGCTTCTGCTGATATTTGTAAATACGTGTAAGCTAAAGCTGCTACCTCTTTAGATATAGCGCCACGTATTACTTGATATTTATTTTTTTTAAAGCTCATAATCTTTATATACCAAATCATAACGAGGAGGCATAATGGTGTCAATATCACCATTTGATGCTCTTCTTATTTTAACATTTTTATGTGTAAATAATTCTTTAATTTCATCGTCTGTTTTTAATTCACGTCCTTCTAATTTAAAAGTAGGGTCGTAAATATTAACGATAATAGGTATTGTTTTAATTTCTAAAATTTTAGCTACAGCCATTCTATTATTACCTACAATTACTTTTATATATCTTCCATAATCATTTCCTACTTCTGCATACAGAGGATCTATAATTCCTTGTTTTTTAATAGACTCAATTAGTCTATCTTTAAATAGTTTTTCTGCTTTATGAAACTCTGGTCGATCAATATAATGTATTTGTGAAAAAGGTAGTTTAGCATAAATTAAAGTTGTCATACTTGTATAAAATTATAAGATACAGATATTCTCCAATTCTTTTCCCCCTTATCTGTATTCATGTTTAGGTCGACACCGTGAGGAAGCCAAGACGGAAAAAAAATCATACGTCCTTCTACAGGTTCATAAGCACAGACTCTCCATAATTGTTCAGGTAGATGATCTACTCTTCTAGGCATATGTGTATTAGGTCCTGGTCTAGGATCTTCTAAAAATAATTTGCCTGAGTTCTTAGGTACTTTAATATAATATACACCTGACCACAATGAGTTAGGATGTGTATGTGTTTTGTTATAAGAGTATGTTGGACTTACATTAGCCCACATATTACCCAGTCCTAATTTACCTGAAATACCATAATCTTTATTACACTCTTCAGCCATTTTAAATAATTCATTTACTAAAGGTTTATATTCCGGTCGTCTGTCCATGTCAGTTTTACTATGCCAACCAAATCCAGAGTTAGTTTTATGTTCTCCTTTAGGATCTGCTTTACGCCACTTCTTTATTTCTTTAAATAAATATTTATTAAATTCTTTAGCGTTAGGTATGTCTTTAAAATAAATAGCAGTTGGAAATAATATCTTTCTTTGTAATTTACTCATTTAAAAGGCGGTCCTCCAAACCACATGACTAATGATTTTCTAACCCCTTTTTTAACTGGAGCAACTTTGTGTCTTAAAAATGATGCAAAAAATATAGCTTGTCCTTGTTTCAAGGGCACTGGTTGAGTATCACCCAACTCTCCAAATAAAAGGTCACCACCTGTAAACTCTGATGGATTTGATAATAAACACGTCATAGATATTTTACGTATTGGATGTTGGCCAGATTGACCAAAAGCATTTAGATCCATGTGCCAATCATAAAAACCTTTTTTAGGATACACAGTAAATTGTGCAGGCTCTGTTAGTCTTACACCATCAAAACCAAAATGATTTAAGTTTACAATAGATAATTGATTCTCAACTGTTTTATACATTTGTGGTAATTTATCAAAAGGTATCCAAGATATTGTTGTAACTCTTTTCTTTGTATCATGTTTACCTTCTTTATCACCACCCACTCTAGCTTCTTCTGGTGCACATTGATGACCTGCATCAATAATCATTTTACATTGTTCTGGTGTAAACATAGGTTCTGTTGTTGTAGCAACATACGATTGCCATCTTGGCATTCTTGGTATCATTTTATATATCTAACTCCTCATTTTGTCCGATACCTGTTCGTGAAGATACAGGATTGTAATCAACATCGACATTACAAACTAATGTTCTTCTTGTTTCTTTGGTTCCGTTAAAAGGATATACGCAGTGTCTCATATCATAAGGAAAAACATAAAAGTCTCCTATCTTCATACTGGGTGAATAATCTGTTTTACAAAATTGTCCGTTAGATGATCCAATAATTTGTAATCGTCCATTCATAGGTCTTTGCGGTGCTGAATATTCTATACCTGTTTCTTTTGGTAATTTCATAATCATTACAGAGGATAAACCTGTAAAAATTTTACCTTGATGTATATGAACTGGATTATATTCATGTGCTTTCATCTCATTAACCCAAATAGAATTAATTGCTTTTTGTGTTGGACCTATCTTGTTCCAATCTGTGTAGTGGTCAAAGATGCTATGAAACCATTTTAATATATCTTGTGGTAAAAAATTATGTTGATGCATCTTGTCGTTGTCAGGGCCTGAATAAAATAAAGATACTTCGTCCTGTATCTTACCCACCAACTGTTTGTTAGCTTTCGGTAATTGTTTCTTTTGTTTTTCGTAGATCTCGTTAAGACCCACGAATACTTCTAAGGGGACCTGGTATTTTAAGACCGTCTGACCTAAATAAACAAAGTCGAACTTCATTTTAATTTTTTAGTTTTCTTAGCGTCTAAAGATAAAGTGTTTTCTCTCAATCCTTTTTCTAAAGCTTCTAGTTGTCCTAATAC